CATGGCTTTGGCAAACAGAGAACGCGAAAGTCACGAGTTGGTCGTTCGTGTTTTTACTGCTGAATTCGGTGCTCGCAGTCACCATCCTTTGGTTCGTACTAAAGCTCTTTCTTAATCGTGGTGCGAATAGTGTCAGTCCTCCAACGTAATCTTGATGGCCCCCACTAGAGCCACGTAGCGCGCAAAGCGCGCCGCGTCGGAAGAGTCCAGGGTATCCCCCACGCATTCCGGGTGGCCCTCACCGTCGTGCCTGTAGACGCGCCAAAAGGTCGCCTCATGGGGTTCGCAGGGTTCGACTGGGCCTGCGTCGGATATCCGGCGAGGGCCGTAAGAGGCCAACTTGCGCCCGGAGGAGTCCCTGGTGGTGATGTCGTGCTGCATGGTGTTAGCTCCTTTTAAGGCCAAGCGCTTCACGACGGTCTACTGTCGATAGCACTTCGTTGACTTCGGCCAGTTTCTCCCAGGCGGCGCGTGGGACCGATGCAGTCCACTGCGTGCCGTGCTTAGCAATCAACGCTTGAAACATACCCATTGCTTCATCCCGTGTCATGTCAGTGGTTCCCGATAGTGCGCACGGTGACGGAGAGACGCAGATCACGCGCCAGTTCTCGCACGTCGTCAGCGCTATGGTGTTGCAGCGTTATTCGATACCAGCCGCCCCCGGTGGAGCGACAAGACCAGTTGCTAAGGCAGTCAGTTAACGCCAGCGCAGCGTGCTCACCGCGTACCTTCACGATTGTTCGGATGGACATGTCAGTGGTTCCAGAAGGCGTAGACGGTTCCGTTGACTTCCTCAAAGCTCACATCGCCGCCGAGCTTCATGTCTCGCAGATATGCTTCGTGGTCGAAGTAGTTGCGAAGGTTCTCAGGCATCTCAGATAACAGTCCGCTGTCGTCGATGTACCCATAAAGCCAGTCCAGCTCACTGTCGCCTTCACCAGCGCGTGACTCCTCAAAGCCCGACTCGGTGGCGTAGTGGCTCCCTACGTTTTCCACATAGGCAGTCCATGCGTCCCCATGCTCCTCAGTGAGCCGCACCTGTTCCGCTAGGTCATCAATCGACGGGTTCTCGCCCATGTCCGGGCAATCGTCATAGTCGTGAATCGACCATTCTTCGGCGGAGGGGACTTCCCCGCTGCCCTTGCATGGTTCGCACGTGGCATATGCGAAAGCTCCGCATCCGCCACAACGCAGGCACTCAACGGCCACGTTCGGGTGCTTGGAGTCCCGCAGCATGGCCGCGATGTCTTCCTGCACGTCGTCGGCATCCTTGCCGTCTAGGTCGATCCAGACGCCGTGCAGGTGTCCGTTGTTGTAGTCGCTCAGACTGGTGACGTAGATACGCGGCCCGCTCATGCTTCCACCTCGGCCCAGCCAAGCGGCACAGGGTGTGCGGTAGTCACGATGGCTTCCAGGTTGGCGCGGAGCTTGGTGACTAGCTCCTCAGCATCATTCAACGCGTCAACCGGATCGCGGGTCATCGCGGTATCCATCGCATTCTGAAGCCAACGCGAACGGGTAAAGCTTGCGTGATCGTGTTCATGCCTCATTGTGTGGACGGTCCCTTTATGTGGATCTATTGGGCAAATGAAACCCGCCTTTCGGCTCGCACTGTGACGGGTTCGTTTCAGTTCGGGTTGTGTGCGGGCTAAACGCGGAGGTAGAAAAGCGGAGTGTTATCGTGTCCGTATCGCATTGTCATTCATCCCTAAATAGGTATCCATCAAGCAAAGGGCCGGCAGCCGTCACGGTAAGCCCGTGCGCCCTCTCAAGGTTCCCGTGGTTCCCGCTGGAGCCCTTAAAGGGACAGCAGGTAGGTTCCTGAGTTACCAGCAAAGCCCATGCAGGCGGCTGCTAGTCGGCTGTTACTCCATCCTCTGCGCAATGACTCGGAGGTCAGTGCGTCGCGGCGTCCGTTGCGGCGATGGGTGTAGACTAAACACATTATCCCCATTTGTCAACTGTCTTCTTTGCGGGAACTAAAGAGAGTTTGAAACGACAGAACGGCGCTGTCTGCGTGGTGGCGTCCTGTCGTGGCCTGGGCAGGCCGTGAGGGTTCCGCCTGGGTTCGAGAGGGGATCGGCGAGCGTGGCGTGCTGGTGACGCGTTGGCAAAACGACAGATGAGAATGGACGAACGCGGAAACATGCGCGGCCTGCCCTGCCCGCTGGCGTGCCTTTGGGTGTCGTGAGGTGCCTGGTAGGCGTCGATAAAGGTGGCGTTTAGGGCCTGCGCTAGATGCTGGAACTAGCGCAGAATGGCTCAGCTAGGCCGCTAGTCGTAGTCAGGTGACGCGTGAGGTGTCGGAAATCGTGGAAGGATAAGGCAGCGCACGCCTGATTCCTTTAGTCGCGCTGCGCTGGCGCGCGATCATTGACGCGGGCACGGGGGGACACGCGCGCTTCCTCACTGTTGGAACACCCAACGAAAATTTACGGTAAACATTTCAGACCCCTACCGAACCCCGGCACAAAGTCCCAGCCACTGTGTCGCAAGAACATGCGCTCTTGGAAGGTACACGGGGACTTCACATCCGACATAGAACGATTGTGAGATAGGCCGGTAATATCTACGTAGGGACTGGGGACGTAGGTAAGGCAACCACATCTCGCCATAAGGGGCATGGAGAATGGTTAAGGGGATATGGAACAGCGCATGGCTGAAGCAGCTCGCCGTCGCTGTTGGCTACGCGCTTATCTACATCGCAGTACACCCGATATCCGACGCACACTGGGCCATACGCAGCGGCTTGCGCCTCTCATGTTTGATACTGGTTCCCTATCGCTACTGGCCAGCGCTGTTGGTCGGCGAATTAATACCCAACGCCTATGAGGTCTACCCATGTTTGGATAGCTTCGGTCCGGCGTGGGTTGCAGTCCGTTCCATTCCACCCATGGCGTTAGCCATGCCTATCGTTTGGTGGTGTCGGAGTCGCCTTGCGCTTTTCCCAGCGCAGCGACTCATTGATATGAAGACCCTCATGCATTGCGTCTTGATGGTCTCAACGGTATGGGCATCATGCAGCTATCTAGCCGCTTCTCTCATTCACATGAAAGAAGGCACGTTCACAGTTACTCCAATAATGGCAGCCGGTTTTTTCATCGGCAACTACATCGGCATCTTGGGCATTGTGCCGGTGGTGTTGTTGGTGAATCTTGATTTCCGTTCGTCGGCAATCTATGCGCAATTTCGACGCGTCGTGCACAGCCGGCTAACGTTGGACATCGTGCTGTTCGCGCTCCCTGCGATCACGCTACTTTCGCTTGTCAGTCTTCGCGGCAGCGAAGATGCAAGGCACATTGCACGGATGTCGATGTTCTTACCCGTCGCATGGCTTACGCTAAAGCACGGTTGGCGGGCGGCAGTCGTGGGCGGCGCGCTCGCCATTGCGAGCACCTGCTTGCTCACTCAGTCGCGCCCTGATCCTGAGATTCTTCAGACGCAGGCGTTCATCGCTCTGGCTATCACCTGCTTGCTTGGTACAGGGGCACGTATCAGCGCGCAACTTCTGCAAGAAGAGAAGACGCGGCGTAATGAGATCAGCAGTCAGCGCATGGCGAGACGCAACTTCCATGTGAACGAGTTGCGTAGAAGGCAGACGTCAGCAGCGTTGGAAAACCTCGGCAGTAACCTGCATGTGACAAATAGCCGTTTAATCGAACAGGTACGTCGCATCCTGCCTCATGTCGATAACCAGGGCTATCTTAAGCAGGCACGAGCCACGCAGAACCAAGTCTATGCGTTGGCCGAAAGCATGCACCCGCAAGCATGGCGTGATCGTGGTTTACCAGCAGCTCTAAATGAGACCATCGGGCGAGCGCTGGATGAAGCGGGTATGGCTTATGAGTGCGTGATTGGTGGGCGCGGGTTGAGCCGCATGTCTGCCCCTGTATTGGCCGCAGCTTATCGAAGCGTTTGCGAGGCAGTCGTGTTTGTTAGCTCGCAGCCGACATGCGTCAGTGTGCGTGTCCGACTTCGTGGTGGCGAGACCCAAGGGAAACAGTGGCTCACGTTACGCGTTGAAGGTCTACATGCCCCGCATGGTGAAGCCGCCGCCGCTAGACATGCAACGGAGCGTCAACGGCTGGCTACTAAGTTGGGAGCAAGCGCACTTGACGGCGACCAGATGCGTGACTTGGTGAACATCTTTAACGGCGAACTTCATCTGCGTTCATCGGATCAACATGAGCGAGTGACCGTCCTGCTGCATGATGCACCCTATGGCGCAGAGGGGACCGATAACGGTCCCGAGCCCATGCGTCTGTGGGTGAATTGACGAGCCTACTGAGCGCCGCTGCCGGAGCAGTTGTATGGGTCACCACACATCTCTTGTGAGACGAATTTCGTCGTCCCGTTGCTCTGCGGCGTTGCAGTGACAGTCGTTGTGCTATCGCTGTAGACCGTCTGGGTGCTGGACGACGTTGCAGGCAACGATGTCGTGCTTACGTTCGGCGCATCGACGCCAATAGGAAGCACGATGGATGCTCCATTCGCTGTACCAACGGCAGCATGTACGTTGCCATTCAGATCGTTGATCTGCACGTATTTGATGCCGTTGAGCACGAACACATACACATGCCACTGTGGACTCGCACTGACGTCCGTGGCATTCGGCCACGATTGGCCCAGGCCGGTGGATGGCGTTGCGGTCTGAGCAAAAGCCACGGACGTCAGGCCAAAAGCAACCATGCCGGCTAGCGCTGTTTTGTGAAAGCTTCTTTGAATGCGGGACATCGAATTCCCCTAGTGATTGGTAGGCCCCCTACCGGGAACGCCAATGTAACAGCGGAAACGTGGGGGCAGAATGAAGTTCTTTTGCCCCCTTATGTCGGTTTATCCAAAGCTGCGATGAATCTACAGTCAGCTCATCCACAGTTTGGCTTCGGCCTTGCAGCGATTAGTTAGACCAGTGGATGCGCGAAGCACGCCGTTAACGGTCTCCTTGTTCCACCGCATGAGCTGGGCGGGGACGGAGGCGTGGTCGCCCTGGTTCAATAATCTCAGCAGCGTTGAATCGCGAAACCGACCTTCGCCAAGGCGGAATACGAAGGAGATCAGTGCGAACCGCTGGTTGTCCGTAAGCGGAACACGGACCAGACGGTCCACTGTCGCGGCAGCACCCGCTACGTCATGGGCCAGTAGGAGACGTGAGGTCTCCCTGGAGATCGTTAGGCCCTCATGGAGTTCAAGGCCGGTGTGTCCTACGCCGATGGTCCAGTGACCAGCGGAGCAGAGGTATGTAGTCAGGCGCTCGCCCTCGGCGTTCAAAAGGAACGCCTCAAGACGGGGATCGAGTTGATTTGTTATGGTTACCTCGGGGTGAAGGAAAGATGATTTAGGAGGGGGAAACCATGAGCCTCACCGAAGAGCAGTACGAAATCGCATGCCTGATAGCGGTGGATGCGGGGACGCTGGAGGTGTGCAGGCGCTGCGGAGAGATCAAAGAGGGCTTCGCAGCAACCAGTGAGGCGGTCGTCAGCGCCCTGCGGCTGTACGCCAGTGGTAGCTTCCACAGGGATTTCAAATCGGTCGATGAACTGGAGTCAGCGGTGCACACCGTGATCAGGGACTATCCGAGCGACGAATGTCATTGCATTCGTCGAGCCACTTCTGACTGAGTTCAGTAGTTGTCGAGGATGTTGGGTCAGACGATCTTGAAGAACCCCAGCTTTGTTGTAACCTCGACAGACCTAACGGGGGACGTAAGGGGACGCATGGAAAGCAATCGAAAGGGCACCGAGAAGTTCGGTCGCAATGGAACGGTATCTGCGCGCAAATGGTTTCTCCATTTGCTTCTACTTCTGTTTTGCAGTGCGTTGCATGCCCAACAAGCAGGCACCGTCACCTACGTCTATACAGATCCGCAGGGGACACCGCTCGCGGAGGCTGATTCGAAGGGCAACATTACAGCGACGTTTGATTACACGCCGTATGGAACAACTGCGCTGGGTACGCCACCGAACGGGCCGGGTTATACCGGGCACGTTAATGATCCAGAAACGAACCTCGTTTATATGGTGGGTAGGTATTACGACTCCGCGACTGGACATTTTCTAAGCGTTGACCCGGAATCTCCCTTGGCTGGGAGCGCCTTCACTTTCAATCGGTATGCGTATGCGTCCAACAACCCGATTGTTAACAGTGATCCCAATGGACGTCAGACTGCCGACGATTACGCCAAGTTGAATGGTTGTCCAGCCGGCGCATGTTCGCTCGTTATGATGGGGGGGCAGTGGCAGGTTGTTGCAGCAGGCGCAGCTGCCCAGTCTGATCTAGCTCAGGATTCAGGGATACCAATTGCGAGCTATGTGAATCCACAGTTGCCTACGCGACAAGAGGCCGCTGTCGATATGGATCATGTCAATCTTGGCGCAACGGCGACGACGTTCGGTACGGCAACATGGGCTCCCCCTGTAGCGGTAGCCGCAGGTGTCGTTGATGAGGGGTCGGCGGTTGTTGCGTGGCTTCTTGATCCATCATGGTCGCGAGCAACGAACGTAATGACCGCAGGTCTCTTCGCGGCTGCAAAAGCTTCTGCAAAAGGCACCAAGGCAGCCGTCAAGGCTGTTGAACAATCGGAACAGGCAAACCGTGCGGTCACAATTCTCACGGCGATGCAGCCCGGCTACCCGAAGACGCCACCACCGCCACCACCGCCCACTCAGCCAAACCCGAACACTCCCCTACCATCCCCTACGACCCAACTGCATAGCAACAATTGAAGTGCGTATCTAAATAGCTTGAATCCGGTGCGAGGAGTAACACTTGAAACGTTCGATGCAAATTTACTACCTGTGCCTAAGCGCGTTCGGTGGTTTCTTGGCGTTTCCGGCGATTCCTAAGTATGCAGTTGCTGTGCTCGTTTCAGTTGCGTTTGCATGGATTGCCTACAAAAAGATGCTAAGACTGGAGAGCCGCAAGACGCTGCTGATCCTTTCTGGGAGTGACGTCGTTGTAGGCGTGCTGGTCGGGCTGTTGTTTCCTGATCCACTCGGGATATCCGGAACTGGAATCGCCATAATTCTAGGGGCGTGGATCGTTAATGCTTACATCATTGTGCGGATATATAAGCAGGAAGGTCTTCTCGATGCGAACGAGCCGGTAGAGACCTAAGCCATCCGTGGCCTTGGTTCAATAGTTTTCAAAGAAGTTGGGAATGCTTGGCGGGTATCCGAAGACACTCTCCGCGAACTTCGCGTACTCCAACTCCATCAGCTCTACCATCCGCTTATCCTCCTCTCGGGACACATCGCGATTTAAGTATTCGGTCCAATACGCGACTGCCATAGCCAGGGCTTCAATGCGGTCATCGTGTCGGACAGAACCACGGTCCTTCGTGAGGCGTGTCAGCTGGTGGAACAGTTGGTACTTAGTGTCTTCCGTCTGCTGATCGGCCTTGATGAGCGAGCGATCCATGACGAGACGGTGCTGGTTGAGTACCGGCTCCATCGTGTCGATGATTCGTCTCTCCTTCTGGCCGCTATGTCGGATCTCTTCTATAGCGCAGGGATAGTTTCGACGCAGTACAGGCTCTAGGAGCTTCGAGAACATACCGTCACCGAAGTTGCTCTCGATGAGGATCAGCTTGACCTTCTCGGCCCGTGCGATGTGCGCGATGGTGTTAAGTGCTTCCTCGGAATAGCCGCCAGAGAGCCCCCCTGCCCTGCGGCAGTAAATCATCCCTCGAAGCATCTTCGTCACGGCATAGCCTGTTTCGTCACCACCGCGACCAGACGGGTCGATGGTCATCACGGAACCCGTGTACTCCTCGAAGTCACCTGAGACGTACATAGGCTTGTGCAGGCGGTCGCCAGTGAAGCCGACGCTCGCGATGTCTTCGATGACCTGATCCTTGCCTCCTGCCCATACGACACGGACAGGTGCTACCTCACGATCTACGTCCATCACGATAAGGTCCGATAGCTTGAGCGGATAGCGCTCGGCGTCAGACAGCGAGGTGTCGAGCTGGAACTGCAATGCGAACCCGCTGCGCCCGTAGGACGCCTCACGTTCGATCAGGTCATCCTCATGGAACCGTTGGGGATCGGTGGGCTTCCATGCGAGCTTCGGATTGGACTCGAAGGCCTCCGCTAGTTTAGGAGCGAGCCTGCCGAGGTACTGCATGTACTTCTTCTGGTCCGCAGGGTAACGAGCGGGCCACACGCGGCACTGGTAGCCACGCGTCTCCAAGTGCGCATACAGAGATTCTTCGACCTGTGGCGTTCCCAGGATGACGATCTCGGATGTCGGGAGTGGCTTGATGATCGCGTTGAACTCGGACACAAGCTCGGCCAGCTTCTCGCGCTGCGCCACGGTCTGAGAGTTCTTCGGCGTCTCCAAGTCATCGCCGATCAGGAGGTCAGCACGGGAGCCCGTGATCTGACCAGTGATGCCAACCGACTTCACCGAGGGTGACTGGTCAGGCAGCGCGGGGCCAACGTCGAACGCGAGGTTCGAGTTGCGCTGGTCACCGCGAGGCTTCAGGAAAGCAAGTTCGGGGACCATCTCGATCAAGCGTTTACAGAAGATCGAGAACGAGTCCGCGCGCTCCTTCGATGCAGAGACCACGAGAATCTTCATCTGCGGGTCAAGCATCAGCTTCCAACACACGTAGGCGGCTGTGAGCCA